TGTTAACTGACGACCGGCCCACTGAGTATTCTTACCAAAATTAATAAGTTTAGTAGTGCCATCCATCATAGCCGTATTTAATGCTTTTTGATAAATCTCAGCAGTCTTCATCTTGTCTGCAACACCAGACATATCAGTGATTACTTGAGCATACCCACCTTTTTGAGATGGAATAACAAATGATTTAGCAACTTTTGCTTGAGCCTGAGCAATTTGATTAAGTTCCTCAACAACACCCGTTCTGCTACGCTTAAACATTGAATAATATTCACCTAAACTAAATTGACCTCTAGACAATTTAGTTGTTAAATGATCAGTAGCATCAGCAAGTTTAACTTGCTCAACATTAAAACCTTTTGTTGTTTGAATTACTTTAAGAAAATCTTGCTCATAACTTCTAAGTTGAGCATTTAATTGAGTATTTAAACCTTTACCAATTTGCGTATTCTGCAAATCGGACATAGCAGTTTTAAGTTTCTTTATTTCCGAAATGGCTGGAAGAAAGTTAGCAGTACCAACTATATTAAGGTTAATATTTTGGGTCATGAGGTTTCATCAATCTCCATGTAGCCAAGTCCCATTCCAATACCGAATCCTTCTTGTGCTGCAGCGAGTCCCTTCAAATCTGTAATATCATTCACGGCTTCTTCTTCATCAAGATCTATGCCCTGTATGGCGGCAGCGAATTTTCGATCCCGACTTTCCTTTTCTCTTATTGCGTTAACGGTTACAATCAACTCTTCGACGCACATGGTTGATTCCAGTTCGTCGTAGTTTATCCATTTTCCCAATAAGAAAACCTCGCTTTCTAATGCAACAAGATCTAGTTCATCCCAAGAAGATCCGCTGCCTGTGGAGGGTTTGGGTCATTAATGTTTAACCCTCCAGCAACTTCAAGAATCTTCATGAGCGTAGGAACTTCAATGATGTCTTCAAATAATTCTTTATCTTCTGAAAGTTCAGGCTTAAATTGTCTCATGCAGACCATTGCTGCTTCAATAAAGATTTCCATCGCCTGTTCTTCAGTTGTGACCTTTGGGTCATCTAATTTCTTAACAACTTCAGTAAATTTTTTTAAATTTTTAATTGTGAGCGGTCTAATGGAAATATCTTCACCATTAGAAAGTTGAATATCTACAACTTCATAGACTGTATTAGCCATGCAATCCTCCAGTTTTTCTATTTGATTATATCAACAATTATACATAAAACATAAATACCCCGCCGAAGCGAGGTATCTATGCTTAACTTTATTAAGTTATAGATTAAGTGTAAACACGGTCAAGAATGATACCGTATTCAGAACCGTTTGTAGCGCCACCTGAAGTAGTGTAACCGCTACCGTCTTCTGGAAGACAACGGAAAGATACTGGGTAAACAGTTGCACCATCACGCTTTAGTGAGTGTGTTACTGTTTCAGTCTGAACTGCACGACGAGCAACATAGACACGCTCTTTCTTAATAGTACCTGCAGCACTGAAAGATCCACCTACGCCTGCTGAACCTGCACCAGTTACAACGGGTGTTGCGAAAGTTTCACCAATGAATGCTGGAGCATTACCAATAAGAACGATTGATCTTTCTACTGGAGCATCACCAATTGCACCTGCTGCAATATTAAGATGTTGTGTTGAAGCGCCAGTTACTGCTGAAGCATTAGTTAAAGCATCTGTTACATTTCCACTAGAGTTCAAGAACTGTTCTGCCTGACCAAAGATGACATGGACATTTTCCAATGTGCCTTCATCAAATTCGGTACGAAGAGTTACCTTAACTGACTGCTTGAACAAACGAGCAGCGTCGAGCAACTGATCAACCATGACATCTGAATAACCGGGTTCATATGAAATTTCTACACCATTACTAGTGTAACCAATATCACGCCAATAAGCAGCAGCAACACCACCAGTATTTAAGTATGAGTAAACACTTGTGCCCGAGGCCGATGCTAATGTTGTACCTACACCATCAGCAATCTGATAAGGAAAAGTTGCTGAACTAAGGTTAGGGCGACCAGCACCTGAACCATTAGAGACAAGTACACGGGCTGCACCAACTAGAATATTTTTTGCGTTAGCCATTTTTTATTTCACCTACCTTTTGCCAAAAAATTGACAATTTCACTTCCTCAATACTATGATATCATAATTAATTCTAGAAACGACCGTTTGGATCTGTTATTCTGCTGTAACAAAATAGCACATCGATATAACCTGTCTTAATGCCGCCTTCGTACTCTGAAGGAATGGGAGACTTTATACTTTGAATTGCTGAATAATAATATAGATAATTGGTTGAAGAAATATTAAATGTTTTAATATCTTTTGCTGAATCATCATATCTTCTAAATAAATCTGTCATAAAATTAACAATTGCTGCTGCTTCATCATATCGTGGAGAATATACCATAAAATTAATTAATTCATGAGAAATCCACCACTGAGTATCAGTTGGTAATGTTTCACACTGGTAAACAATATATGTTTGACCACTAAGTAAATTATTAAATTCAGGAACTTGTTGTTCTGGAATAATTGGAATTATTGCTGTGTCAAAACCATCTGCATAGTAATTAGTTTCTTTCAGAATACCCGCATTTTTCAATTGATCCCATAAGTAAAGTCTAATTTCATTTATTGCTAATGAATAATAATCTGCCATTAGAATGTATCAATCCCTAAAGAGTATTTTTCTGATGTTTGTTTAATAGAATTAATTACTTCTATTTTACTAGAATTAGGACGATTTAAAACAGTAGCAACACAATTCTCTATTTCTTTAATAATTCTTGAATTAATAATAACAGTTTCTGACCTAGTGTTGTACCAAATTTCTGAGAAATTTCTTAAAGAATTAGTTGTTGCCTGACCGCCGGGATGAAGAATATTTATTATTTTATTTTTAGGTACAAAAACTAATCCATTTTCTTTATTCAAAAAAACAATAGTATTTTTAGTAACTATATGAATTGGCGTATCGCTTTCCATAATTTCCATTTTATTTTTAAAAACATAATGAGAATTTACAGATTTTCCAGTAGTTCCCGGTTCAAGTAATTTAGATTTTATTGGAACTGGTTTGCTTGATTTTATAGGTATAAAGGTAATTTTTAATTTACCATATTGAACATTTGTTCTTTTTATAAGAAAAAGTTTACTTGATGGTCTACCAATTTCATTCCACTCATATAAATGATGATATTTTTTAGGATCAGTTTTTGCTGCTAAAGATAAATCTCTAATAAAAGCCTTAGTTGTAATTGTAAAAACTGCTTTACCAATTTCTGTTAAAGCCATAGGAGAAACAGTTGCTTCTGCTTGTTGTACTTTTTGTTCTATTTTTTTTACAACATTATTAATATCTGATGGATTAATTAAAACTTGTATCATTATCTTGCACCTGAACTCTTCTTAGAAGACCTTCATAAAAATTTATTTTTCCTAATGGATCAAGCACTGCGTGTAAAGAAATTACCTCAAATACGGTGGCTGGACTATTATATTTATCTATTTCAGTATATACAACTTGACCATCTGAAGATTTCACTGATGTAATTCTATTTCTTTTACTTAATGGTACAGCACATTTAATTTTTAATTCTATACTTTCAAAATACATATTTTGATTATTTGTTTTAAAATCTTTTGCCTCGCCACGACTACTAGTAGTACTCTTTAAAGGTTCTACCTTACAATCAATTGTTTTGTCATAAACCCAACTTCTACTGATAGCCCCACTGTCAGTTTGAGAATTCTGTTGACTATAAATATCAACAGTCATATTCATAATACTGCCAATATAAGAATTAATCATTAGATAATTGTCATTCCAACATTACGATATTGGTCAAGGATGTTATCTACAATTAGGTTGCCTGTTCCGTTAAAGGCTCCCCCAGCCATTTTAAATGAAGTGTCACTCATACTAACTTCACTTAAATATTTGATCCTCCATGCAGCATCATTTGCCATCAGATCACCCACCAGAAGAATTGCACATAATTTAATATCTATAGGAATATAATCCCACCCAACAGTTCCAAAAACTTTATATCTAGTAGACTCTCTAAATCTTCCATAATTTATAACAGTTGGGTCTACTTGATTATCGTACCTAACATCCCAACCAGCATTTACAACTCTAATTGATTTACCAGTTGGAGTTAATTCAATAGGAAATCCAAAATAATTTACGGATGGACTTACAGTTGTATCATAAATTAAAACTCCATTTTCATACATTTGATCAATTGAAATCATTCTTTCTGTTAACCAGAGGGCATCGGAACCTGAACCAAATTGTTCTTGAAACCAGTAACGCCTGCCAAATGTCTGACCAGAGTAACCATGAATAAGCGTTCTAGCGATTTTTTCCAACTGTTGAAGAACTTCTGCTGATTTATAATTTAAATCATTAGGGCTTGTTCCTAAATTGTAATAATCAATCAAATCAGATGTTGTAGCATAAGGAGTTACAATTTCATTATATGTTGACTGTTTAGTTGCTATTCCACCTAATGTATAAGAATAATCTGTTCTTATAACCCTATTTAAAGATGTTAATGTTGGGGTTATTGAATATTCATATACCCCTTGAGAGCCTGTTGCAGAGGCGGTTCCTGTAACAAGGGCAGAAGAACTAGCATTAACACTAGAAACATCGTAAATTGAAACAGAAACCGCTCCATCTGCTGCACTTTCAACGCCATTCTTAAGAATAGTAATTTGCAGTGTTTGAGTAGATCCATTATGAATCTCTTGCAATTAAATTACCTCCATTTAGGAATAAAAATCCTGAACCTCTCTAGGAGTGGCTGGTCTAAATCCCTGTTCCGTATCAAAAACTTTCTGAGCATGAGACTCAGGCATTGCAATAAAGGGATGATCTAAAGTAAAATTATATGGACCAACTTGATATGAAAAATTAGATCTATCCATCTTCACTAAAAGTGTTGGTTCATTTTTTAATGCTTCAATTCTATGTTGTTCCTCTTCATTTAAAGTAACTTCATCTTTTGTTGCATTATTAAAACTCTCATACATTTCATAATTCACTCCCTCTTCCTCCAAAAGGAGGATAAGTTCGTTCTTAGAAATTTTTTCTGGTAAATCTACACTAAAATTTTCGGCTACCAATTTAAGGTCTGCCAACTTTAAATTATTAAAAGACATTTTTTCCCTTTCTTTATATAAAAATTATATCAGAAAAGAAACAAGGGAGGCGTTTGCCTCCCTTGAATCTATAGTGATTATTATTACCAAGTAAAACTACCTGAACCACCTGTAAGGTTAACTTTGTTATCAACTGTGTAAGTCTGATTAAATGATGCAGTTGTTGCACCTGTCTTAACATTCTTAACAATAACGTGTGCGTCATAGTTTTCAATTGCACAGCCAACACGAATGAATAGTGTGTATTCAATTGTGTCTTTCTTGGGCTGGAATACGCGATAAACGACAACATCACGCTTGATACCAACGATGAAGTTCTGTGGGAAGGTAAGGTGAACATCACCATATACACTACTTGCAGAACTAGCACCAGCATAACCTGCTTCACCACTCTGATATCCTGATGGATCTCTTGTCTCATCCATCAACGGGACGTTGATGACTGGAATGCCGAAAGCGAATGGGGTTGTAGTACCGGGACCGCCATCGTTTGCTGCTGTTTCACCACGGATAATGCCAGAAGCAATATCATATGGGTTAACAGAACCACCAGAAGCAGTAAGATTATATAGATAATCCTGTACCAACTGTGAACCTGCAAAGAATCGTAACTGATTACGACGCTGCTTGTACTTACGGGGAAGTGCCTTGATAGCAGCATTAAATACTGACTTATCTAGGCCATAACCATTGGCATCAACAACGTGTGCATTAGTAACAGCAAGGTTGCGGAAACCCTTGAAGGCTCCCATTAGACCTGATGAACCAGCAGAACCACTGACTGGACCAACACCGTTAATTAGTAGATCTTCAACGTAATTAC